TGATAGATATATAACCGTCTGGTTCACTGGTATGATTGTTTTTAGATATCATTGCATAATTGCTACGCCCGGTAACACCTATATCCTTTGCGGTGTATAGCTTCGCAGGATGTACGAAATATACAATTTCACCTTTTCTTAGGAGTGTTCTGGGTTTATCTTTTTTATATAGGAAAGTATCTTCTCCGAGTGGAAACCCATCACTCCATTTATAGACTCCATTTTCTGACGACGGCACGTACGTCGTTCTTTCACCAGCCCCAGGGAATTGTTCGTTTCCATCCCTCGGAAAGTTCTTAGCTGTAAATGTAGCCATTTCAATTATATATCCTTTAAAAGTAATCATTCTTTACCTTTTTAATTCGTACACTACTAATTAATTTTTATTTATAAAGAATTAAATATCTTCCTTGACGCTATACTTCTCGCTAAAGAATGGAGGCGTCCAACCTGCAAATCCAGAACCGAGGTTTAGTTTCCTACATAGTTCTCGAGCATGGTTCTCATTCGTCTGTAGTTTAATTAAGACTTTGCTAGTAGTTTCATAGACGTCGAACTGATTTGAATTTTCCTTTATTGCATAGCTCATATTATATCTCCTGATGTAAGGTTCTTTTTCTTTCGAGTTGGTGTAGCATTTTCCCACTCGTCATTAAACTTAGACTTATCAAAGACGGAAGCGTCGTCGTCATCCTTACTTTGATTCATTTTACTTTCAGTATATACTTTTTTCTGCGCGTCGTCTTCAAGACTATACAGCTTCATCTTTGCCCTGTCAATGCCAATAACGAAACGTTTATAGTATGATAGGTCACCCCATCTGTTCTTCAACTGCTTGATCATGATCTGCTTTCGCTCGGATAGTTCCTCACTCGTGATAAGACCAAAGATGGCATCGGCGGTATGTGTGATACCCATACTCTCGGAAGTGTTCGATAGTTCTACGTCCGAACTATCATACGCGCTTCTATTGAACTGCGACGATGTTACGATGGCGACATTGAATTCCATCGCTAGGCCACGAACCTCTTCAGCGATCGCCTTAACCAACGTATATGAGTTCGCCGCCGATGCTCCCTTTACACGTGATGAAGTACATATATTTAGGTAATCGACGAAGATGATGTCAGGAGCAAAGTTCTTCTTCAGGCGAAGCTCATTCAGCAGGTGTCTGAAGTGTCCAGCATGAGCCGATCCAGTCGGATATTCCTTAATGATAAGCTTTCCTGGCGTCTTACTCTTCACGCGATTGACCTTGGCTTCATACGTGGCGCGTGGTAGGATAAGCAGGTCGTCGAGCGCCGTATCCAACAGATTAGCATCGATGCGACGAGCCACCTCCTCCTCTGGAAGCTCCATCGTGATGTATAGAACGTTACGTCCGAACATGAGGCTGGTAGCTGCGAGGTGACACTTGACCAGGCTCTTACCACCGCCTGTCGTTGCCAATAGCACAGTCATGGACTTACGTGGCAGACCACCCTTCGTGATCTTATTCAGGATATCGATGTCGAAGGCCAGTCGTTCTTCCTTACGATGATAGTACTCATATCGATCATCGAAGTCTTCGAGGAAGTCATGTCCAACACTGTTGTCGAAACTGATGCCGAGCGAGTCCGAAAGAAGCTTAGGAATCGCTCCCTTGTCGTGTTCCTTGTCACCGCCGTCCAGGATCAGGATCGCCCTACGAATCGAGTTGTATAGGTCCTTGTCCTGGCAGAATTTTTCAGTCTCACTTACGAGCCATTCGTGATTCGTCTTATCGTCTATTATAAGACTATCTACGACTGCTACGACTTCCTTATAGGAGTTCTCGTTTAAGTCCTTCCTGTTATCCATCGAGATCTTGAGCGCTTCAATGGAGGGAGATGACTTGTATTTTTCTACGTAGTCAGAGAAGGTAGAGAATATCTTCTTTAACGATGTTTCATCGAAGTACTCTTCCTTGATATATGGAAATACTTTCCTGCAGTACTCCTCATTGAATAATAGATTCGATAAAATAGCTTTTTCTAGCATCCAAACAACCTCTTAAATAATGTTTAGTTCCCCAGTATTGAAACTGGGGAACCTATGTAGATTAATGTAGATATACTATATTATAGGTCTTCATCAATGTCAATGTCTTCATCGACTTTATCAAGAATGCCACCTATTGTAGTCAGTTTAAACTTCTTTTCGATAAAGTCCTTAAACCGAGCGTTCTTCGTTATCTCCTCAAAGAACTCATCGTTGTTTTCAAGGTCCTTCGCTCTATAACTCTTTTCGGATACTTCACCGGTTTCCATGTCGACCGTTTGATACCAACCAACCTTTGGCTTGATGATGAAGCCTGCTTCCTGAGCGAGTTCAAACAGTGACGACCACTTCTGAATACCACCTTCAAAATATACGTTGAACGGAAGCTTCGCCTTTTCCTTTACGTACCTTGACTTCTCGATGTTGATTGTAAATTTAAATCCAGAGAGTTCTGTACCATCCTTTTCCTGTGACTTCGTAATGATAAAGATCTGATTGGCGCTGTAGTAGATGCCTGTACCACCGGATACGATGTTCTTCGGATAGAGACCGATCTCCTGATATATGTGGTTAACGGCGAGGCACGGTACGTTCTTCGTCGTGAGGTGTGGGGTGATGATACGGAAGAGGGACTTGAGACTCTTCGCCCTTGACATATCCGCGACCGACTTCTCGTTCTCAGCATCCTCGACTTCCTTCTTTGAAGCCAGGTTACCGATGGAGTCGATCATGATGAAGACCCTATCCTTCTTTTCAATCTCACCCAGCTTCTGTACGATGTCGAACTTTAGCTGCTCGACGTTTTCAACCGGAATGTGAATCACTCGATTGATGTCGATAGCGAAGCTTTCAAGGTAGTCCGGTGTGATACCAAACTCTGAGTCGTATAGGATAGCGATGCCATCTGGATGTTTAGCGAGATATGCCTTCATACAGTACAGCGAGAGCATCGTCTTGAAGCTCTTTGACGCACCGGCAACGACCGTTAGACCAGGCAGCAGGCCACCGTCGAGTGAACCACTGAAGGCGATGTTCAGGATCGGTAGATCCGTAGGAACAACTTCCTTAGCGTTAAAGAAGGTTGACTTTGAAAGAATTGAGGCAGATTTGATATTACCTACCTTCAACATCTTATCTAATAGGCTCATGTATTTTTTCCTTCTACTATTGATTTTAGTTTACCTTTGTACTCTTGAATCTTCTGAACGCGATTGGGCCAGTGTATCGTCGATTTTTCTGGATTCTTACATAGGTTATCCAGGAATGGAACTATCGCGTTGTAAACGGCGTTCAAGCGAAACTCGAGTGATTCGATAGTCTGTTTGTCGGATGATACTGCTGTCTGTAACTGTTCTACCTTACTCTGTGTTTCAAAAATATCTTCATCAGTAAAACTGAAACCAAAATCGAACTCTTCAATCTTATCTTCTTTTTTTACCATTTGCTTACCTCTAGTATGAATAAATCACAAACAAAGTCCGAAAGGACCTTTAAAATGCAAAATGAGAGAACCGAAGCTCTCTCATTTTATTTTTATGTTGGATTAGGCTTTGCCTAGGTTCCTAAAGAACTCTAGGTCGTCGTCATCATCGGTAGCGTTAGAGGTAGCGCTGGCTTCCTTAATGGAAGGAGCAGGTGCTTCCTTCTTCGATGAAGCGAGTGTACTCATATCGAGTTCACCATACGTATCATCCTCAGCCGACGCCGATGCATTTGAACGTAGCGCAGAGTCGGAACCACTGACGCCAAGTACTCTGAACATCTTCGTCTTCAGCTCGTCATAGGTCTTAAAGTTCTTAGGATCGATGATGTCCTGAAGCGAATGTGACTGGCTCCAAGTTTTCTCCATCTTTTCATCGTCATCGAAGAGTGGCGCTGACGAGTCGAACTCAGACTTGTCATAGTTAGCGTAGCCTTCGAACTGACGGATCTTGAGGCGGAAGTTTGCACCTTCCCAAAGATCGAACGGATTGACTGGCTTCTCGTCCTCGAAGGATGGGTTCATAAGATCGTTGAGTTTGTCCCAGATCTTCTTACCGAACTTAAAGAGGAATACTTTACCATCGTTATCAGGGTTACCTGAGTCCTTGATGATGTATACGTTCGCTACGTAGTGTAGACGACGCTTCTGTTTCCGTGCTTGCTCCTTGTCGCTCTCGAGACCGGAGTTCCAGAGCTTCGTATTGTACTCTGAAACTGGATCATCCTTACCAAGGGTAGTCAGCGAGTTTTCGATGTACCATCCACCGGTTCCTTGGAAACCGTGATCCCAGATACGTACGAAGGGCATGTCTTCACCCTTTGGTGTATCTAGAAAACGAATGATGGCAAAACCATTACCCGCCGTGTCGCGTGTAGGCTTCCAATATTTACCTTCGTTTGGATCTGAATAGGATTTTGAACTGATCTTCGTTAGCTGATCGTTCAGCTTGTCTAGTGATTTCGAACGGTTCTTCTTGAGTGCTTCAAAATCTACGGCCATGTGTAGTCTCCTTAATTATATTGCAATGTATTACAGTGTATCGAAATGTATGAACGCATTTGTCATTCATCACGATCTTATTTATCCTCAAAGAAGCGCAATCTTACGATCTCTGAGAATTTTTTTTGATCTATCTCAAGAAATGGGTAGTACTTCTTAGATAGTCGAATTATATCCTTTGCTACTATCCTATCGGATATCTCTTTTTCCCAGTAGTCATGTACCTTTGCTACGTGTGTAACGATGGTAAATGTTTCTAATGAGATCTGCCTCTGAAGGTATAGGGTAAGGGCGACTGGATGCTGACCCTTCGAGACGAGGAAGTTCGATGAGTAGTCGTCGTTTAACTTCTTAAGATCCTCCTTGAACGTATACGTAAGTGAATCGATCCTCGATTCCCAGGATGCAAATATGCTCTCGCCTGTTTCCTCGATGATGTCCCTTATCCAAACTCCCTGGTTCTTAACTAGGTTTGACAGCAGGATCTTGTTCCAGTTTGGTTTCTTTGAGAGTTTATGGAAGAAGAATGTATCGTTTCGAGTAGTAAACTTATCGAACGAAGCCTTTATCTTTCCATTGTATTTGTGATAGTCATAGCTATCACTCGTAAAATGTTTCTTTAAAGCTAGATAGTCGACGTATACTTTAAAGGAATCATCATTCGCATAGTTTATTGACATTGTTATCTATCTTCACCAGTCTCATACCTACGGCTTCCGATCGTATCTTCTCCTTCATAATGGTGGATTTCTTTACGATCTCGGCAACTGTTTCTATCTCTATGTTTCTTTTCTTAGCGTATTCTGTAAGGGCGTCTATATACGATACACCCATAGAAAGCATTTTTGATATCTCATGATGCAGCTTTTCGGGCGTGTGTGTATCTATCATCCGTTTAGAACCTTAATTCCATCTAGCCAAGTTAACGCAGAACTCTCTACATATACGATAGATGAATGCAGGAATGGAGTCGTCTTAATCTTTCCACTCGGGGAATAGTAGTCAACAGTAAAACTGTTCTCGTCCTGTTTGTGTATCTCTGCTCGATACGAACCATGGTCACTCTCTTTAAAAAGTGTTTTTATTAGCATGTTGTTATTCCTTTTAATTCTTTACTAGAAAACCTATCCTAGCCAGCTCTAAAAATCCTCCTTCACCATCACTGTCTAAGATATAACTATAACCCATATGTGTATGAATGTCAACCATTTTTCTTATAGAGAATCCAGGTACTTTACCCACGCGCCAATCCTATTATTTTCGTCTGACGTGTCGATCCAAGTATATCCTTGGCTTTCTAGATCCAAAATATTTTCTCCAAAGATTGGTATGAATTCTGTAATACCCCCTTCAAAATCAGGATTTAAACGAAAATGCACCTCAATAAGTTTATCACCAATGAATTCGCAGTTTATTTGCGCGTACTTTATAGATAGTTCACGTAAGAATTCTGGTAACGGATACTGATCAGAAACCTTTATCCATCTATCCCATTTTCTGAAAGTATGGTCTTCCTTGAATCCTTCCACCGCCATGATCTGTAACGTTTCATCGTAGTCAACAGAAATATGTCTGCCTTCAAACCATTCACACCAGAAAGAACCTATTGGAAGGTTATGAGTATCTCTATCCAACCACGTTTTTTCTGCGCCAAGACCAAGACCTCTTATATTGACACACGGTCGAACAATGTACCAACCTGGGTTTGGCACATCCATTCCTGATGGTCCGCATATATAGCCAAGTGTGCGTGATAGGATAAGTTTATCCATAACCCATATATCTTCTGGCGATATAATTTCCCATACATCTCTTTCAGTTCTCATAATATGTTAAATAACCCTCTTTGACTCTGAAACACCAAGTTTAAAACAAACGTTACACAGATGTTCTATTTCTTCTTCAGTTCTTATATTACCAATATAGTAAATGTGGATACTTTTATATGCTTCAGAATCATCCGTGTGGTTCATATCTTTGGAAACAGACAGTTATTTACAAAGAAGTCTACATCATCCTCATTCAAGCCCAACGCCTTCATGGTTCTAGGTGTATGGGGGTTCTGTCTCTGATAGTAGGCGTATCTATTATGAAGCTCTACAGAATTCATATCATCTTTAATACCCATATTCTCTATGTACCATTTGGTATTTGATAGTACGGTAGAGCATAGCTTCTTAACTTCCTCCTCGGTAGTTATGTTACCTACAGCTATCATCTTACCAGAAAATATTGCCTTTGCCCAATCAGGCAGTTCACGTTCCTTCTTCCAAGATAATGTATCGGCTACATCCGAGAAGAACTTGAGTGCAGGATCGTTAGCATCAATAGGGGAGAAGTCATGGAACGCGCCGGTTATTTTATTCTGACCACATATGATATCGAACCCATACACAGGTGCGCCGGAATTAACTTTCGGAAATATACATACGTGCATCATCCAAAGCTTCTTTACTTCCCTTGCATCCACGACGTCGATGTGGGCCCTTCTGAACCTATCCGATCGCCAAGTCTTATTGAGCCAACCGGAATGATTGAACCTATCGAGGTGATCCTCCTGATACGATTCCATGTTCGTTTCAAGGATATCCTCTATGTCACCTTTAAGCTTTATTAACGGGTTCCATATCTCCAAAGCTTCTCTCCAATTCTTCCATAAAACCAGTTACCATGTCAAAACAGACCTTCGCTTCATCGGCAAGGCCGTCATGAAGTTTTGCTCTCACTCTTTCTTTTAAACTATCGACGTCATCAAACTTATAATGTTCACCATTACCAGGAACAAACTTTTTGATAATTTGGCCACCTGATAAATCACCCATGTGTCTTACATATATATGAGCGAGAAGTTTATTCGGTTCCTTTGATATCTTATGGATATATTCCATATAATCAGATGTACTCTTTAAATGTTGTGGTATTTCAAAACCATGTTCTCTTTCTAGTTCCTGAAGATCCTTACACATAGGAGTTACCCTTTGGATCTCTCGAATACCATCCAACACGTGCGCATTCAGGGCAGCAGTCTCTAGTGTTGTATACATAAGGAATTGGTTAGATAGGTACACATAGTACTGATACGGAGTTAATTCACGCTTTAACATCCTATGAACAAAAGAAGTCCTTTCGGCCTTCTTATGATGTTCCTTAGTAATCTCTTTTAAGTTATTCATGGTTTACATATATTAGAGGGTTTAATTATATTATCGAGAATAATTTTAGTAAACTCTTCGTTATTCTTAGTCATTATCTTACACAGTTCGGTCTGTTTGTCAACGAATGAATTCAAACCGGCCTTAATTTTTTCATCAGAAACTGTAGCAGCAACAAATTGTTTCTTTGACGATTGTATAAAATCGATCATAAAATTTGCACTTTGCATGGTATTCTCCTTAAAATAGAAGGGGATAGTATCATCCCCTCCTATTTATATGATATTACTCTAAATTAGATACCATTGCTTGAGTTGCAGCGAGTTCTGGATCTGGCACTAGACCATATACTGTAAGTGCACCACCTTCACCGGCCATATCGTCCGATACGAAGAACTCGATGTATTCTTTAAGACCAGGAACGACGCCGAGATGAGCATTCTTAACATAGAAGAACAATGGACGACTTACAGGATAGTCACCACTCGCGATAGTTTCAACACTTGGTGCTACACCATTCAGTGTTGCTACCTCTAGTTTATCGGTATTATTTTGATAGAACGAAAGGCCGAACACGCCAAGACCAACTGGATTTGCAGCGAG